TAAAACTTTTTCACGGAGCCTATTGACTCCAAATTTATACCTCATCCATTCAAGGACGTTGGCACTTCCTTTCTCCTGATTACAACGGGTACAGGCACATACGACATTCGTTGCGACATCCTGCCCGCCACGAGACCTAGGATGAACATGATCGATAGATAACTGACTAAGGTCATAAGTTTTTCCGCAATAAATACATGTATGGTCAAAATGTTCCTTAATAGAGCGCCTCCACAGGCGCTTGGCTTCTGGAGAGGTCATGGCTATTAAGTTGAATAGGTAATCGTCAGGAGTTGGAAGTAGGGGTGTCATGCTCGGCCTTTACGTGCTCGGTTTTTAGATGCTTTTTCAAGGAATGTTTTACCATTCTTTCTGTGTGAGACATCTTTACCGTCACCATTGCCATAGGTTCCCCGTTTTCTGTTTTCTTTGTTTAGTGCAGCTCGTTTTTTGATCTGCAGTTTAGATGCGTCGTACTTTTTTTGGTACGTTTTGTAGTTACCGTTAGCGTATTTAGAACCGCTATATTTAGACGTTCGAGCCATGTAGCCTCCGATGTACAAGTTCAGGATCAACTGTAGGCATTACTGCCGCTAGTTTACCCAATGGATTGCTATCCATGGCAACACCGCTGATGTCATTTGTTTTAAGCCAGTCACAAGCTGCTTTTAAGTCTTGAGTAGTAGCCTCACCAGATTTAATTCTGGCAAGGAACTCTTTTGTGATAAGGTTATGCAGCTCGTTAAACTGGTCTTCAGTCGCTTTTTTCTTCATTGTTAATTGAAACAATTGGTACAACGTCGTTGCACAGAAACTCAACGCGAGAGTTAGGTCTAAACGTAAACCCAGCTTTCATAATTTCAGTACATTTAAGAGCACGAACCAGTTCGTAATCAAGACGCATCTTTTGTTCGTGTCTACGTGCAATGGATTTACAGAGTTCAACCATGCTGCCATCAAGTGGTACTGAGAAATTCAGTTGTAAACCAAAGTTATTGCTTTTTACGTAACCACTACTTTCGTATGGAACTGTATCGTTACCCATATAAAAGGGTGACAACTGCATGGTTGTTCCATTACAACTGTTGTTAGGTCCAAAATATTGACGAGACGGTGCTCCATTGTTTTGGAATTGCACCGCCTGATTAGTTACATTACCCGTAGCTGCTGCCACGGGGTTTGCTGTATTTTGAACTGTAGGTTCTTCGTTTGCAAAAGCAGGTGTTACTGCGAGAAGACCGATAAGGAGGTAGTATTTGTAACCTGCTGAATGGTTTCGGTGACCAAACTGTCTTCGATTAGACCTGCAGCACGGGTTACAATCTCCAATTGAAACTGTTCCCCTGCGTTGGTTACTGCATAGGTTGTTGTCGGGTCCGCGATGTTTCCGCTGGGTGTTACGTTTGTTCCAGACCATGATGAGTAATCACCACCATAAATATTTGTGTCAATCGTACGATCGATATCTACAGTAGTAGTCGTGGTGGATTGCATACTACCCTGCGTAAAATTAGGTGTTACCTGTTGAGCTGCAGCCGGTGAAGCGAGAAAAAGAAGGAGAAGAAGTTTTTTCATTGTTTCTTTTCACGTGTAATAGAAAATGTTGCTAAAGTGCCACTAAGAATGCTGGCGACATAAGTTGGATCCATCTTTTCCATCAGTCCTGCGTATGATGCTGTGAGGAGTCCTGCTGACCAAACGAGAACGATGAATTTGATGATTCCATCTTTTTTTTCGTGATTCGAGTCCATGTCTGTTTAAATACTGGTTTCAGTATCATTACAATGTATTTGAACATAGATGTAGCAGACAGGGTGGCGGCAACAGAAATGAATGCTGTTGTAGCTGCTGTAGTCATGATAGTAGTTGACGGTAACGGAACTTCAATATCCGTAAACGGTATCTCTACTATCTGAGCTTCAGGTGGAATATTTATTTTTGGTATATTCGGTTGTTTAGGTACTGGTTTAGCCTCTTTCTTAGGAGGATCATCTTCTGTATTAATCCCGTCTACACCTGGTGGCGGTCGAAGTGTGTTAGGAGGCACCACAAGCGGCTTGTAGCTAGGTACATCAGCCTTTGGTACCTCCAGTATCGGGGGTGGCATTGAAGGGGCTTCAGGAAGCACCAGGGACGGTATTACAGGAGGTTCAGTCCAGCTTTCCACCGAACAAACCGCGTTCGATAAATTTCACTGCTTGATCATCCACAGTGTTGTCTGTTTGCTCAGCCAGTTTCTTCAAAAGATCCACGATAAGACGTTTGACTTTATCAGAGTTAATGAACGAAAAAAGGATTGGACGGATAAGGGTGATCATAATCATTCAAAAATAAGTGAGTCAGAGGAACCGAAATTGCTAGTTGTAGAAGAGGAAGAGAACTCTACGACTTCTTCAGCAGGTTCTTCAGCAGGCTCTTCAGCAGGCTCTTCAACTACAACGGGAGGTTCCCATTCAAAGAAAGCTGCAGAGGTGACATACGCAGCGAGTTCTGCTGTCGTAGTAGTGTCTCGGATAGCCGTTTCTTTGGTGTTGCTGTAGGTACGAATCTCAGCACGACGATCAAGAACGCCCTGCGGGATAGCAGAACCGTTCTCAGCGTTACGTGTGACGTACCAATCACTAGGAGCCAACAGGCTCCCAGCAATTTCTTTGACTTTGCTAACCCACAGGTCTACGAGACCAGCGTGGTCTTTGGGATTATCGACACCCCAATAGAAGCGTTGATCCCAGGTTGGACGAACAGGGTCAGGTACTTCAGTGATACCAATGGCTTGCTTTTCTTCCAAAGTAGTCAAGCGCAACCAATTAGCTGGGTACGACATCCCATTATGTGTAAATGCCCTGTCATATTGCAGGGTCTTACCATCGAGAATAAGCATAATATTTGTAGTTAAGGATCAACGAGCACGCGAGTATTTAAATGGCGATTCCGCGAAACAAGCATATATATAAGTGTCACCACTGAAATTCAAAGCATATGAATCGTTGTAATGCTTGAATCCGTTCGACAGTATATCTATTTTCAAGGATGTCAAGCTAACATTGTTGCTGGTGACTTGCTCTCCATACGATTGATCTGCAACTTGAAAAGTGTTGGCAACATTTATCTCATCTCTCTCCGAATCATAGATATACCATCCTTGAGACCCACCGCTACGACCAGAGTTTTTAATCATAATCCACCTCGGACGCATTCCGGTGAATACAAATGTGCCGTCAGTAGATGAACCGTTGCCGGTGTAGCTGCCGAAACTAGAGTACCCGGCTACTGGGGCAAAGCAGTAGGCGATATAGTCTTGATTATTAGTTCCGCCTAGATACACGACAGAAGAAGTCGGTGCAGAATTGCCACTATCGTTTTTAGCGCCTGTTGTATTGAGATTTAAGTAATCAAGAGAACCATCAATCGCTTGCGTATAGACGAGCCAATTTCCAGAAGCATCTCTGTTTTTAAGAATAGTAAGAGCAGGAACATCATTCAATCCATGACCAACGCTTTCAACACTTCCAGTAGCTGTATAAGTAACAATCGAGAACCCAGCAGACGGATTGGCGAGGGTGATTGAAGCAATGCTTCCATTAGTGTCAACACCTGGATCAGCAAGAATCTTATAACCAGAGCCGGTATCTACCTGAACAGAAATGATTCCCCAATAAGAACCGCTGCCAGACGATGTAATCGTGATGTTGTTAAGTGTACCGGGCGTACTAAAAGCTGACGACAGGTCAACTGTATTTAGTGAGTTACCTGTGTTCGTAGTAACTTGAGAACCATTGACATTAAGTGTCAGAGTTCCAAGTCGTGGAAAAACAAGAACTTTCAACCCTTGTACATTAGAAATACCGCCTGAAGGCGCAAAAGTCCAAGTGTTGTCTCCAGCAATTTGAGTCCACTCCTTGGTGTTGTTGTAATTTTCAAGGCCACTAAACGCACCAAGGTGAGTGTTTCCTGCAACACTTCGGAGAGTGCCACTTGCATCATCACTCCACTTAGCAGTTTGATTGTAGGAACTGTTGGTCGGGTAAGAACCACCGCCCCAGGTCCAGGCTGCGTAAGTTGCATTGTTTACGTTGACACTGCCATTACCTACATGCTCACCATTAGAAGTATCAATAGTAAATCCGTCGCTGTTGAAAGCTGATAAACCACGCCCAGTTGACTCGGTAAATTCCCCACTTGTATGACTGGTGCCAATATGTTTATACTCACCGCGTACTCTGTCATATAAGGCATGATGGCTTGCAGAATCTCGGCGTTTTAGCCACACCAGATCAGGACTCATAGATAAGCCTGAAATCGTATTTATATTTGTTCCGTTACCGTCATACTTCACCACATCCATCGCCGTCGAACCATCGGCAATCGTTGGGTCCGTCAAATTGGTTGTGCAGAGTGCTTTGTAGCCGCTTGGTGCGGTGTAGGCGAAGGGGCGTTGGCCGAAGTTTGCTTCAATCGCGTAACTGTTTCCGCTGCCAGCATCGGTACCTGCAGCGATCCTGAATGGACCTTGACTCTCATCAACGGTATAAGAAAAAATTGAACTACCGTTTTTATAAAAAACAATAGTTTTAGTTGACGACTGAAGATCGACTGCTATCCCGATAATATCGCCATTGGCGTATGTTCTGGAGCTGTCAGCAGACAACTTGCCGGTTGGATGATAAAACTGTCCGTCTGGACGCAACATATAAGCGCCGGGCTTTGCTCCAGTTGAGTAGTATCCCTTGACAATGCTTGAAGCTATCCCTATAGCAAAATCATTGTTAGTAAAATCGACTCTCTTGATTTCGCAATACCATTTCACGCCGCTTTGTAATTCAATCGTAGAGGTGCAAAGCCCACGATTCTCTGATGAATTAGTAGTACCTCCAGCAATGTCACAATCAAGATTTCCATTGGAAAGCGTGTATGTCGGTCCATTGGTTAAGTTTCTATGGTCAATAGGATTCCAGGTCGCATAGTTGCCACCTGCATTTCCATTCTCAGATTCGTAGTTCGTCGGTGTGTCGATTAGGCTGTCGTTGTCTACTGCGTTAGCGCCAGTCAAATAACTGCCGCCATCAATTTGAATATAATAAAGAACAGGCCCAGAACCGCTTTGAAGCCCGAGACTGTTCAGTGTTCCAGTAAAGTTAATTGTTTGCGTTTGCGTTCCAGTGCCTTGCATAGCAGTGGAAGATCCATTGATAAAGATATTTCCGCTAGTACCACTGGCATACTTGACTGTAATGGTTGAAGATACTGAGATTCCTTGAGTAAACAGAAAAGTACCCAGCCCTCCCGTAACGTTTACTTCTGCGGAAGTGCTAGTATTCCCATCAAAAGCATTCTCAGGATTCAAAAATCCTGCATTGCTATAAAGGCTATCTGCAATAATGTTATTAACCGTCCAATCATTATTGTTACCGCTTGAGTCATCACCCAGCGCAGCGTTGCTGCTGTTGTCGCTGAAATCTAAGCGGAAGGAGTTAGTTCCAAAATCTAGAAGAGGGGAGCCGTCAATAATAATTTGTCGAAGCTCTGCTGCACCTGGATTGGTATTAGACTTCTGTCTAGATACTTTAATTTCGGTGATCGTCCCAGATCCTGATGCAACAGTATGCTGGACGTAATTGTTTGTGCCAGTTACAGTCTGATAGGCACCTCCATTAATTGAAACCTGTACTGTATCTGAAGAACCAGCGTAAGGCTCAAGAACAACGCTTGAGTTGTATGAAGGTTGGAAGCCGGTGGGAAACGTAAGCGTCAGTACAGCAGCAGTAGAGCTGATATTTGCAGCATTAGTTGCTGTTACATTTGTCAGGTTTTGATCAAAAAGATTTGAAAGAGGATACGTAGAGCTAATGCCAGAAACACCGCCCGTTCCAGTTGCAGTTACGTTGTTTGTATAAGAAAGACTGTAGTTTCCAGCAAACTCTTTCGGCTGCCAAACACCGTTGTCATCAGGCTCACCAAAGTCATCTGCAGTAAGTGCTTGACCGTCGATGAAGTGTACGTCGGCTAGCTGCAATGAACATGCAGAATTATTATTAGTTTCGCGTCCAATCTGGTGTGTTAATGTTGAATTTATAGCAGTTTGACTTGGATTTGAAGTTCCAGTCAAAGTTTGCTCAGCACCATTTACCCAGACCTTCATCGTAGTCGAAGCATCTAGGTCAACATGCACAACAAGGTGCAGCCAGGCACTGCAATCTCGGTAAACGGCTGAAGTTGTCCTAAAAAGAGTCGTATAGCCACCTAAAACAATCTGATCGCTAGCGTTGAAAAAAATCGCAAACCAGTTTTCATCATTACTTGCACCACCGACCGTATTCCAAATCCGCTGAACCCTACCTAACTCGTTTCTTTTGATCCAACTACTCCATGTCCATTTTTTGCGATTACCTGCAGACGACGGGTTTCTAGAAAAATAGGCTGAATCTGATGCGTTTATACGGACTGATCTATCAATCTGGTACGCCGCGTCAGCGCCGCTTTGTCCAGCAGCGCCCGCGAGTTGATTATTAAATATTGGCATATCAAGTCACATAATTGGTGGTTACGTTACAGGTAATCTTTTCAGAACTCGAAGTATCATCAAGAACGATGTAATCAATACGATCAATTGCACCGCTAGTACCTGTAAGGGTGATTCCTGTAGCACCACCAACAAACTTCATTGTACTAGGCCAAGACCCTGTAATAGTTGCAGCAGCAGTAGGTTGAATAAAGATAGAACCACATTGACCATGAGTGCTGCTAAGATTGCTTAAAGCAACGGTGTAGTTACCAGAAGGCTTAAGCAGGAAATTGTTACTAGCAGAGAAATCAATAGTAAATGAAGTGCCTGTGTATTCAACAATATCACCACGTTGAGGTTTGGTAAAACGTTGTGCAACGTCAGTCTTTGCAGTGTCAGCGTCATACGCCTGTACAGTAGATCCAATATCACCAGAGCTTAATGTATTTGTATCTACATAGTTCTTAGTAGCAGCGTCTTGTGCTGCAGTAGGATCTCCTACACCTGTAATCTTATTAGTGCCCATAGCAATAGCACCAGTCATTGTACCACCAGCCAAAGGCAGTTTAGTAGCAATGCTGTTGGTTACAGTAGTGGAGAAGTTAGCGTCATCTCCAAGGGCTGCTGCAAGTTCATTAAGAGTATCTAGTGCAGCAGGTGCAGAATCTACAAGACCAGCGACTTCACTATCTACATAAGCTTTAGTTGCAGCATCCTGTGCAGCAGTAGGATCAGCAAGTGAAGTAATCTTATTGCTGTTAGCGTCTAGCTCACCACCAAGTTCTGGTGTAAGGTCAGACAACAAGTTAAAGGCAATAGAACCTTCAGGAATAGTAACGAAACCAAGCTGCTGATCTACCTCAAAGAACGGGTCATCAGATTGGTTACCACCAACACTAAACTTACCGTTTTGGTCAGTAGTAGCAGTCCAGATCTTACCGTTGTCAAGTTCAATCTTTTGATTAGCATCAACAGGTACACCACCGTTTTCAGGCAATGCAGTGTAGTCAGTACCGCTACCGACGTACTCCATGGTATGACCGCTAGAAGCAATCATAGACCGCAGGAAGAACGACACAGCAGCACCGTCACTAATAGCACCGTTAACACCCAAGTTATTACTACGGTTGTTAGGGTTAGGGCGGCTAATTGTTACAGTCCAGCCAGAACCATTAGCAGTAGCAGACAGGACTGGGTAGGTGACACTATTAACAGTTACCAACATGTTGCCAGCAGGTCGCGTGGCAGAACCATGCCAACCGGTACCAGCAGTAGGTGCATCAATATTAAAGCTAACAGCACCATCAGAAACTGCACCATCAATAGTTGAGGTAAAGATTGCAGTAGTAGATTTACCGCTAGCAATCAAACCGTAACGACCAAAGTCAGTAGTAGATGCAGCAAGGTTTGCCTGACCACCATTAATACAGGTGATGTGGGCATGGTTAAAGAATGCATAGCTACTGGTAGCCTGCACGTAACCGTTGTTGGTAACAAAGATACCAGGGGCATCTAGACCAGTGTGGGTGTAGCTATCACAAACGATAGAACGCAGCGGTGAGTCTTCGTGAGGTGTAGAACCATCAACCAACAAACCACCACCAGTCGGTGCAGAGTCTAAGTCACCAGCACGTCCTTTATCTGCTGTACCTGCGTAGAACCCAAGATTACTGTTATCAATCTCAGAATCAGAGAAGTTAGTACAGTTTTGGATGTACGGAGATTTGTAGATGTAAGCGTTGTTATAGAATGCAACGTTCCAACCTTGAGTAGGAGGAAGACCGTAAGTACTATCTTCCCACAGGGAACCAGTAGCACCACGTGTACCGCTAGCCTTCATACCAGTAAACGTCAGGTTCTGAAGGTAAGTACCGCTGTTAACCTCAAACATAGTTGCGGTTTCAGTAGCAGCAGTAGGATGGATTACACACTGACGCAGTGAAGTACCGACAATAGCGACATCACGTTTCTGGATTTGAATAGGACAAGCTTCCTGGTAGACACCAGGTGCCACTACAACGATACTTCCATCACCATAGGTAGCATCATTGTTGATCTGGGTGACGGCAGCTTTAATGGTAGCTTTAGGTCGGCTAATACGGTGACCGTCATTACTATCACTACCTGCAGTAGCGTCAACATAGACAACCTTAGGTTGGTTAGTAAACGTACCACCAGATGTAATAGCTTGCCAAGCACTACCATCCCAAACAGACAACGTTTTGTCATCAGCAATGTCTACCCAAACACGACCCTTACCAATACCATCTGTAGTGGTAGGTGTAGCATCTTGGACAAAGTTTTCAAAACGACGTACTGCAGCTTGAGCAGTAAAGATCTTATCATCTGAACCAGTGTTATCATAATCTGAAATCTGGTCAGCAAGTTTGATCTGGTCAGCGTCTTTGATCTTGTCAAAGTCAACACTATCGTCATCAAGACCAATAGTGATCTGACCACTGCCGGGGCTGTCGTCTGTAATCTTGATACCGTCAGCAGCTGCAATATCACCAGTCAATGCAGCATCAATTTTAGCATCAATACGTGCATCAGTAGCTTGTGTAGTTGCTACCTGATCATCATCAGAATCCCAGGTCTCAGTAGAATATACAGTCTCGTCAAATTTATTCCAATAGTAGTTTTTGAGATACTCATCTACATCATCAGGGATGCCAGCACAGTTTGCCTCTTGAATGGCATAACGGAGCTGTTCAAAGTTCTTGTTAAGGTCATCAGACCGGATAGCTGATCCAGGGTTAAACAGAGCACGGATGTCGTCAACCTTAGTGATCCGACGGATCTTAACGTTGTCAACAGTAGGCTCACCTGGATCAGTTGGGGTGGTAGGAGAAGGAGGCGCAGTACCTGTAAACTCCACAACCGTGGGGTTAGCATCATCAATACGCCAGGGGTAGGTGGCATCTGTCGTAAGTTTTTCGTCGTATTCTTTTGTAGTTACGTTCCAAAAATAAACGTGAATTTCAGATTTAAAAATGTACGGGAAGTCAAAAGAAAATAGTGTCTTTGTCCCGTTTCCAGCTTGAATTGTCTGTACGTCAGTGCACGCCATGTTGTTTAATAACGATTAGTTGGGATAGGTCCGAGACCTTGTTGTGCTCGACTTGTATTAATATTTTTAACACGAATACGCTGTTCAATAGCAGCTTTCATTTCAGGATTAAGGCTATTAAATGCCAGCTCTTCTGCTTGCTTTTGTGCGGCTCGAAGCATCATATGAATTTGATCATAATTACCGATAGGCGTGTCCTGAGAACCGACAAAATTAGGTGGACGGCGGAGAGCTTTCAACTCTTTGATAGTGTTGCGAGCTTCAGCTGTCTTCATAATACGACCGACTTCCTGACGGAAGAAACCTGAGCTTCCCATAGCAGCATTCAAAGCGTTACGCTCATCAGCTTCTAGGTTAATACCTTGCCGTTTTTTAAAAGCAGATGACACATCATATTCAATGTCATACAAGAATTTCTCTTCCTTTGTCATAGCTGGATGGATTTTCAAAGGAGAGTAAGTATTCCAGACGCGTTGCAGCATACTGTATTTGTTAGGAGCTTCACCACTAACAGGACTAATAACAGTAGGAAGCCTGTTTGTTTTATCAATCAAACCAATAAACCTGTTACGGTTTTGCAGTTGTTCAATAACGTTGTTGTTGTAATCCTTTAATCCACCGTCTAGAATTTTACCAAACTCATTACGGGCACCAGACAGGGGACCAAGTGAACTAATCTGACCTGCAGCAAAACGGTTAATAGCAAATTCATTGCCACTCAAAGTTTCTACCAAAGTACGTAGTGCAGAAATACCTGCTGCATCAGTCAAAGAAGCCGATAAAATAAAACTTAATTTTGGTATAAGATTTTCAATAGCAGATTCACCAAGCATGTCAAAGTTATCTGCTGTGTTAGCAACAGCAGCAACCCAGTTACTCAGACCAGGACCAAGCAGTTCGTCATACTCAATCCTGATACCACCAGGACCAACAACAGAACGTGGTTTAAAATTGCTATTTTTCATCCGTGCAGTATTTAACTGCCGGTCAACAGTACCATCACCAGTAGTGCTAAACAAACCATCACCAAAAAGTTCATCCTTAAGAACACTACCGATCACCAAACTAGTTACAAAACTACCAATAGCTTTACGTCCAAGTGTACGGTTTTTTAGATCAATCAGTGTATTAAGTTTTGCTGTTTCATCCATCAACTCTACCTTATGACCACGAGTTTTCAGGATACGCTCCATCTGCTCAGGGTTTTCCATAAAGGTTTTGACAGACGTATATGCCAACTCATTAATATCTTTTTGGAAAGAACGTAAAGGAGCAGGAATATAATCATCAGCAACACGAACCATATTCATCATCGTTGTAGGGAACGTGAGGAATGGTGTCAGTCCAGGTACACTAGCCATAAAGTTACTTAGATCTTGACTGAGACCAGTGTCTAGGTTAAGCGCGATATCAGCTGTACTATATTTAACAGCCTGATCTTTAATAAGACCATCAGCACCAAACATACTGTTGTATTCAACATCAGCAAGTTCTTTAACTCTGGCGGGTGTAATTGCTTCACCCAACGTTTCTAGCTCGTCCATAGCACGGAAACGTGCTTGAGCGTTAGCAAGGGTAGCTCCAGTCCAAGCATCAAAACCAGTAAACAGGTTAGGTACAAGACGGAACACAGGATCAGCTGCCATAGCTTGCATATCCTCGTACATTTTAACAAGGAATTTAAAACCATTTCTACCTTGTGCAGCTTCCTGTTCAGCAATATAACGATACTGCTCTAGTTTTTCTTCCTGTTTAATAACAAGGTCAAGTCGAGATTGCCCTTTAACAGAGTTGGGGTTTTGAGATGCTTTCATAAACATCTGCCCGGCATAAGGCAGTGCTTTCTTTTGTGTATCAAAGATTGCACTATAAGCCATCCAACCACGTTGGATATTCTTCATATCCTTACGAGCCAGTGAACCACCAAAGTATGCTACAGGTTCTGCTACAAGACCACTCAGGTTACCATACAACGCTTTAGCTCCAGTAGCTACTGAAGACAGCAAACTGTTAAAATAATTAGAACGTACAGCTTGTGCAATGATATTAGGTTGGTCTGGGTTGCGGTCAATAATAGGTCGGAAATTAACAAAGCTATTTAAAATATCTTCGTTCATTTTAGCAATGGTATTGATCCGACCATCGCTCAACTCATACAACTCTAGGAACGAATCAAGAATTTCGGGACGATTGTTTTGCAACCACATCCAGTTCTCAGTAAATTTCTCACTATCAGACTGAATTTGCCGCAATGCAACAGGGTAACCTTCTTTAATTTCCTGTGCAATTTGTTCAGGTGATTTAAATAGGTTCTTAGCTTTTTCACCGATAGCAGCGATACCTTTCTTTTGCTGAGTAAAGTAACGAGTGGAGCCAACTAATTGTTGCAGAAAGTTGATCTTATCTAGGATCTGTTCTTGAGCATTTTCAATAGCAATAGAACCACGATTAATACGGATACCTTCAGCAAGGTCAGCAACTTGACCAGCCATAGAAGTTGCAGTATATGCTTGAGCACGTGCAACATCCATACCTTGGAATTCTTTTACCAGACTGTTAATAGAACTAAGTGCATCGGTGTAACCATCTTGTGCCAGTACCTCAACACCAGCTTCATTCTTGTAGATCTGAGGATCCAACATCCGCCGCATGTCTTCGACACTAGCAGTAGGATCAAACAATTCTAGAACAAGCTTGTCACCAGCTTCTGCTACTTCATCTGCAGTTCCAGTAAAA